TGCTTGCTTGGAAAGTGTGCAAGCAATAGGATGTCGCCATCCGCATGTTTCTTTCGAGTTTGAGACAGTAGTCGCCAAACTCTAACGTCGTACCGATGCAAGCGAGAATTCCATCTTTTTCTAAGATGAGATTCATCGCTTCCACTGAACGCCGTGAAACCTGCGTAGCCAGCGTCACGGATTGCCACAACTCTGATTCCACGTTGTAAACGTGCAGGGATGAGGCTTCGAAGCTGTTCTGAGGCATGCCATAATCCTTTATTAAAGAGATTGTTGGTAGTGTCTAGTACAGCCTGGCGTGACGCCGGACTGTTGGGATCTAGAGTCTTCGGCGATACAGGGGTTACATCGTAACCCTTGTAGGCGTCTGTGCCACAGGACTCGCGGAAATGACCGTGAACGAAAGACTTAGTCTTGTTCACTTTCAGCCCTACGAGCTCCATGGTATTAACTAGATCCACGTACCCGTGTGTCGGGATAATGATATCATCACCGTACACACGTACCTGGTTACGTAACCTCCATATCTTTCGCTTCGTAACTCTGCCCTCGATGGAAACACCAAGAGCAAAGCAGAGGAAGACGAACGACTGAACAGGAAAGGTTACAGCTGTACCCTGCGAGGCAAACTTCCTCAGTTTAAGGAAGCCCTTAATCTTAGAAACGTCATCTCTAAGATACCTCGTTCGTGCGGCGTGCAGAGCGGTCAGAAGAGACGGATGTCTCCTAAAGACACGTTCCACGGTCCAACACGACAGCCGGTCGCTTGCATCAGAAAGATCTACTGTTGCAAGTTCACGACTTAGGGAAGCTTGAGTAACCAACGCGGCAGACTTGGACTGATCTCGAAGGTCAATAAAGAAGCCCTTAAAAAGGCGACGATATTCTCCAACGAGGTAGTCTAGCATCAGCATCTGACACCACATATGTGATGTCGGCTCTGCTGCTATGATCCTAGGACCTTTTGCAGTCTTTGGAACACAATGCAACCGCGAGGGCCCCTCATGGAATGAAGGGCGTTCACGCACTTGTCCTGCAGTTTTTCCGCAGAACTCGAACGGGAACCGTTCCTCAAGCTTATCTGGCCAGTAGTCAAATCGCGATTTCTCGTGATTCTTCAACTGTTCAGCTACAGCACCAGGGCCATGTCGAAAGCCGATGCCCTCCGCCAATGATTCCTTACGCTCTGAGTAGAGCACAGGGTCAAAGGCTGCGAAGTCATCGAGAAGGAGATCAGCGACCTGCTGAACTCTCTCTAGGACATGACGACTTCTGACCAAGGATTGGTCAGCAACTCCACTGATCCCCAAAGGGAGCTCTAGAGTTGACCCAGATAAGCTGCAGCAGTCACTAAGACTGTTACGAGCAATCTGCGCATAGTCGCCGAGGAGATCCTCTTCCCACTTAAGAGTAGGTCGAGGTAGTCTCTGCTCGATTTCATGGTATCTCTCCAAAGCCGCCTCACGGCGGTCCGGGGAGCATTCCATGGCTATATTCTTCCCGATCCGGAATAACTGCCGGAGAAAGAAGATAATAGTCTCATCAGCATCCTGCTTAAGACAGGCATCCCTATCA